GGATGAACTTATTCCATTTGAGCCGACCCATCCGGGGGAGATTCTTAAAGAGGAATTGGAGAGCCGCGGAATTTCACAGCGAAAATTCGCGGAGATAATAGGTATTCAGTACACGGCATTGAACGAAATAGTGAATAGGAAGCGCTCGATTTCTACCGATTTCGCAATTATGTTGGAGGCAGCATTGGGTATTGACGCTATTTTTTGGGTGAATCTACAAACCCGCTATAATATGCAAACAGCCAGAAAAGACAGTAAATTGCTGGAACGCATCAAGCGGATCCGCAGGGTTGCCGCAATATTGTAGGATTGCGAATGAATAAAATACGCTTGATTCAAGCAAGAAAAAACATTTTTTCATCATAAATTCATTTTTCCTTCGAAAAATTTGGTTGGGGGGGGGAAATCGTAACTTTGCACCACCTAACCAATACAATTTATGATATGAAAAAGATTTTACTATTGTTTGCTGCGGTAACTACAATTGTGTTCGCAGGGTGTTCGGATGATGATGAAAAAGCATCGAATCCTCTATCTGGGACTACATGGGAACGAACAGAGGACGGCGTCTTGGGCTCGTTATCATTTAGTGATACTCAGTGTAAATTTACTCTGAAAATAGCGAGTTCATCCAGTAATTATGCAACAACCATCTATGATTATACATATGATGATCCCAAAGTAACATTGTATCCTTTGGATGATGATTTGGCAATTTTGGAAGGAGAGATATCTGGCTCGGCAATGACGGTAACAAATACCTCTTCGGGAAAAAATATTGGGATTTACATCAAACAATAAATATGATATTCTATTTAGTGTCTTTCGGGATGCTTAAATAAAACAATAGCCGAGGCAAAACCTCGGCTTTTTTAAGTCCTAAATTTGTGAATCTTCATATTGGACATCTTTGATTATAATTGATATTTCATCAAGAGTAAATAAGATATCCTTTTCTGAATCCAGTGCTTTATCTATTTTTTGAAATATTTTATTACGTCTTTTTGCAAATGCTGCTTTATCTCCACAGCCGTGGGGAGAAAAATGGAAATCGTCTCGTAGGATTAAATCATAAAGTTGGAGTGATTGATGATAATATTTTGCTCTATCAAGATTTTTTGCCAATCTATCCTCGGCATATCCGGTATGATGTCCGTATAAGATTGCTAATCTGGCATGATAAGTAGATTTATTCAGATATTGCGGGTTATCATTTCTTGCTTTAAAATAAGCATCCATCAAATTAACATGAACACCACAGTCTGTCGGATTATGTTCGAGTAAGCTTAGGCCATATTCTATCGCTTCATGATACTTTTTCTCAAATATCAAATTGCCAATTTGGCAAAAGGCAGGTATTTCCGATTCAGCTAATATGGCCTCATCTGGCTCCAATTCAATCTTAGTAATTTGGGATATTGGCGATTTCATTGTTGTAAATTGTTTATATTGCCCTTGCTTCCCCCGTAGTCTTTTATATGTGGAGGGTGCAATAAAAAATGTTTTTTCACCTCTATCCTGTGCAATTAACACATCAGTGGCCATTCTTAAAGGCGCATTAGGGTTAGTAGACAATTCTTTTGCTTCTTCTATACTTATTTCTACCTTGTCGACATTAGAATTTTTCCGGCTTATATTGGACTGTGGTTTTAGTGGAGATGTCAATTTTGTATTATCGCTATTACCATTCATAACAGCAATACATAACACTAAAAGGACAACTATAAATATGACGATAAGTAACATAAGTTTATGGTTAGTGTTGTCAAATTTACGATCTAATTTGTAAATACAAAAATTATTATTACCTTTGTAACGCTTATCATACCATAGAGGCGCATAATATGGCCTAATTTTATAGGCTTTTTTTATGCCCTTACATAATTTACAGCAGTGATGCCCTGTGCCGTTATTGTAATGATGCGGCAGCCTCTATGGTGATAAGCAGCAGGTAGCAACACTGCTGTTTTTGTTGCAAAGTAAATGCTTATCACCATGAAAAACACATCGTTTCGAGCCTTTGTTTTGGCTCAAGCTGCAACTATTGCAGAACAAATGTCCGATAACATTCGAGTTATCGAAGAAAGCAAAAATCAAATCAATAGACTTTTATCAAAGCTTCCGGCAGAATATCGTCCCAATATGAGCGATGTAATTGTGGGTGCAGATCAGGCAATTTCCGAAGCTCGTCAGCGCCTCGACAGGTATCAATCTTTAATTGCATAGGCCATGAATACTCCGCAGATATTCAGTAATGAAAAATTCGGCCGTGTGCGGATAGTCATGGTCGACAATAAGCCGATGTTTCTTGCAAATGATGTTGCAAAAGCGTTGGGGTATATAAACACAAGGGATGCAATATCCAAACATTGCAAGGGGGTCGCAAAACGCGACACCCCCACTAAAAGCGGAAATCAGCAAGTTTCATATATCCCAGAATCCGACGTATATCGCCTTGTCATGCGTTCGAAACTCCCGCAGGCAGAGCAATTTCAAGACTGGGTTTGCGACGAGGTGTTGCCGACTATTCGCAAAACCGGCGGTTATGTCGCTGCACACGACAATGACACGCCCGAAATGATTATGGCTCGCGCCGTCCTTGTAGCGAATCAAACTATTGCCAAACAGAAGCAGCAGCTCGAACAAGCCCACAAGCAGGTTGCCGTTCTCGCGCCCAAAGCCGAACTTATGGACAAGGTGCTCGACACCGACCAGAAGATCGATGTCGGGCAGTCGGCGAAGATTCTCGGCCTGCCTTTCGGCCGCAACACGCTTTTCCAAAAGCTGCGCGAACGCGGCATCTTCTTCTGCAATCGCAACGAGCCGAAACAAGAGTATATTAACCGAGGCTATTTCGAGTTGAAAGAGAAATTGATCGACCGTAACAATCACGAATCTTTCACGGTCATCAAAGTCCTTGTCACGCAGAAGGGCCTTGATTTCTTGGCCCGGCAATTCGAGGTTGTCCAAACGCCCAAGAAAATGGCGACCATAAAATGACCCCTGTACAATCCCAATAGCTCACGTTGAGAGCGCTCCGCAACAATGCGGAGCGTTTTTTGTTTCATGTCCTGTTTGCGGGGTTCGGCTCTCGAAATTTAACGGCCAGTTTGCAAGCGGTCAACACGTAGTTGTCGTATTGAGTAACATTCGAGTAGAGTAGATGATATGTTGTTGACAGATCATCGATATATAACAAGATGCTTCCTTTGTATAGCTCGGCAATAAAGCTATTGTACTTAGACAGAAAATCCGCCTGATCTTCGCCTTTGATAAGAAACGTGATAGTCACATCTCGTTCATCAATTTGGGGATTTGTGACAAGGACTTGTGTCCCAGGCTGCGAACGATCTGCATTTTCGACGAAAGCTTTTAGCGGAGACGGCGTAAGCAATGAAGCATACGAGCTTGCCAGTATCGAAGCCCCGAAATAGGATAAATCTTTATTGTTTATTTTATTAGCCATCGTTATAGATCATCGAGTTTTCTGTTCATAGCCATAAGTGTCGTATTCATTTCCGGCAGCACTCTCGCATATGTACGAATGTCTGCAACGTTTCCATTGAGTTGGATTATTATGTCTCGAATATTTACAATCTGTCTGAATTCTTGGACTTTGATTCCACGAAGCATATCCATGCCTGAAACGAGGATATTCATTTTTCCTTGCATATCGGTAAAACGCCCGTTCAATTCACTCGCGGTATCTTGCGACATCGCTTCAAATCCCCTTGTAGTGGCAGATTGTTGTTTCCCTGATGACCCAGACATATCGATACCAAGTTCCTTCGCCCGTCTTTCGATTTCCTCCCAGAATGCACGTGCGTTATCTTGTTGCGCCAACGCACCGTTGATGAATGTATCTGTAAGGCCCATCAGAGCATTTAAGCGTTCTTCGGCTGTGAGATCAGTGTTTTTGTTAATCTCTTCAATCTGTTTCTGGATGTTATCGGCTATGGGAGCCAAAAATGAACTGTATAGAACATCTTTTGCAAGTTTCTTTATCACATCTCCGGCAGCTTGTCCGAATGCCTCTGCGGCATCAGTTCCATTTTCGAAAGAATCTACAAGCGCGTCGGTCAATGTTCCACCTAAATCTCCGAATATGTCAGATAGGTACTCGTTTACCGAATTTAGCGCTTCTTGGTAGGTATTCCAACTATCTACCATTTCTTTCAGATAGGCTTTGTCCGTCTCGTTCATGTTTTCATAGACAGAATTGTTCGTTTCAACAAACTCTTTAAGCCTATCCATTACGACTTCGCCATTTTCATCAAAAAGATAAGGAACCAGATTCGAAAGAGTGTCCCATTTCGAATGATGCCACATCGTCGAACTTTCTACTTTCGAACCCATTGCTCCGATTGATGCCGATGGGGACGTGAAGTTGGTGCGCTCTGTCCATTTCCGAAGCATGACTCCACGCTCTACTTCACGGGTGCGAACCCTTTCTAATGAATTGTTATAGGCGTCGAGGGCTTTTTGGGCCGCTTGTATATTCTGAATAAATGCCCCATATTCGTTTCGTCCAAATATCGTATCGAATTTTTCCGAATTGATCTCGGCAAGAATGGCCATATTTCTCAACTCGTCATTTACCGACCGTGCCGCCCGTATCAATTCTTCATAATCCGATGTGTCTTTGAAAAAGTTGGCGATGCTCGATAAGATACCTGCACCTGCGGATATGGCGGACAGATAACCGGCAGCTTTGTCTATCCCGTCTGCCCCTTTGGCTTTTATCTGTTTTACAGAACTGGCGATCTGCAATGCTCCGCCGGCAATGCTTCCTGCCGCAGATACTATTTCTCCTACTGTATCGCCGAGGGCATCGCCTACATCTTCGAATGTCTGTATGGTATCCGATAGGACTTGTTGCAATTCCTCCCAGCTCGTTATACCGGCTTGCGCACCTTCGCCCAATTCTTTTTCCAAACGAGTAACTTCCGCACGCAGGCGTGCAAGTTCAGAGGGGGTTGTATTTGTGTCTGCTTCTGCGGCATTGAGTTTCGCTTTGGTTTTTTCGAGCAAGGCTTCGAGTTCTTTTAACGAAAGTTTTGTTATATCGTTTACCCATGCTTGAAAAGAATCCTGACGCTGTGCGAATTCTAAATCCACAGCTTCTACGGCTTTTTCGCCAGCCCGCTCGGCTTCCTTTGCCTCTTCTTCGTGTCCCTGTTCCCGTAACCTTTGCGCATCCTTAGCGTATTTTTCTGCAACTCGTTTTCGGGCTTGTTCATATGTTTCATATTGCTTCAAGAGCTCCGACAACTGTGCGTTCGTTTCTCCTTTGTAAGACAAGCCTAAAAGGCTATTCATCTTATCCTCATCAATAGCTCCCGAATCGAAGGCTTTATAGATTGATTTTCTGATCTCTTTCCATGTATCTTCGGCGGCTTTTTCTTTACGCTGCTCTTCTGTAAGAAAAGAATCGGTAATTTGTTTATATACTTCATCTATTTCCTTCGCATATTTTGTTTCAACAGCTGCTCGTCTTGCGATATTTTCTTCGGCTATATTGTCCCGCTGCTCTTTAAAGGAGGTTTTCTGCTCTTCAGTCAGTACGCCCTTTTGCGCATCTTTGGTTTTTTGTTCATTTTCTTTAAGTTTCTGTATTTTTTGTTGCGTTTCAAGATCGATTTCAGCTAATTCCTTGTCTTTGCCCTCTTTCATCAAATCGATGCGTGTTTGCTGGAAGGCAATATCATTGGCCAATATCTGGTCGGAAAGTTTCTTTTGAGCTTTGATAGTTGCCTTAACCGTTTTACTTGATACGCTGTACTGTTTAATCTTTTCGTCGGATTCGGCGATTTTGGCGACTAATTCATTCCATTTTGAGGACCCCTTCAATGAAGCATCCATCGCTTCAAGGGCAGCTTCCGCCTCTTTTTTCTGTGCTTCCCAGTAGGCTTTATTACGAGTGGTAGAAGTTTTTTTCGACGTTTCGGATTTCGGTTCTTTAGTCTTTGTAGCCGTTGTAATGCCAAAACGTTTACGTGCCAAATCATCCGCATCATGCAACCCCTCCTGTGCTTCAACTATATTCGCTATAAGTTTTGCGACACGTCCCGTATAGACTTCAGATTGGGACGTCAATCCCAAAGCACTGCCTATTGTTGCTTCAAAATCTTTCAATCCGCTTATGCGTAATATTCCTGCCGAATTTTGGAGCACTTTTATCGAACCGTCGCTTATGGCTTTTTGCAATTCAACGCCGTATTGCGTACCCAATTCATCGCCGTACTTTTTTATAAGTTTATTGTAAATTTTGTCATAATTTTCGGTTGCTATTTCCTCAAACAGATCGGTCTGTTCCCGTGAAAATTTTTCGTATTGGCGAGCGTTATACGATTGCAGTATTGCGTCTGTAAGACTGTTATACTTTTGAGCGAGAGTTTCAATCGTAAGCGTTTCGGCTTTTAATCCGGCGTCATATTTGCCGAACTTCTCTATTATCTCGTCACGTATTTTGTTATATTCTTCTGTTCCCTCCTTTACTGCTTGTAGTTTCCCTTTAAGTCTGCCTAACTCCGATTGTTCTACGGCTGCAGAACTTGCCGCTTCTGCTATATTGTCATTCAGTTGTTTTTGTGCCTTTGCGGCGTTATATACCCCATCCGAATATTCCCATACCGCGATTCCAATAGCGGTGAGAACACTCAAAGCCAATCCCAGCGGGTTGGCTTTGAGTGCCATATTAAACAACAACTGAGCATCCTTTGCCGCGGTTATACCTTTCGCCAATTCAAAAAATGCTTTGATATTTGACGCCGTTGTTACTGTTTTTTGTATAGCCGCCGTTGCTATCAAAGCTGCCTTGTACATCCCATACGCTGCCACCAATGGAATTAGAATATCCAACACCTTTTGGTAATTCTCGACGAGCGAAACAGTGCCTTTAAGCACACCCGTAATGACGCCTTCCTGCGATTTGCCGAGGTCATTGAACATCATGTCGAGAGCATCGCCGAGATTGGAGATGAGGCCCGTAATGGTCTTGGATTGTTCCTGCATCAGGTTGTAGAACTTCCCGCCTTCGTTGGTCATGCTTTCAATGGCCTTTTGCACTTCGGGAAAACCGATTTTGCCTTCCGTAACCATTTGCGAGATTTCTGCACGGGTCTTGCCGAGCTGTGTTGCCAACTCTCCTGCAAGGTCGATACCGCGACTTTGGAACTGCATTACATCGCGTGTGTATAGTCGCCCTTGTACGGCGGTAGTACCATATAGCCACGTAAGGTCTTGTAGGTTCAACCCCAATCCTGCCGCTACATTGCCCAATCGTGTCAGTGTGTCGGTAATATCTTCTGCCGCGAATCCATATGCGAGAAGTTGGCGGGCACCGCTGGCTACTCCTTGCAGGTCAAACGGCGTTTTGGCGGCCAATTCGACCATCTGTGACATCAGCACATCGGCCTTTTCCTTACTTTGCAACAGAGTAGTAAAAGCCACTTCAAGCTGCTGAAATTCGCCTCTGGTTTGGGCGATCTGTCTGACTAATCCTGTAAGCGAAGCCGCAACGCCGATCTGCCCGAGAGTGGTAGCAATGCGGCGCATCGCAATATCCATTCGATCCGCATCGGTAACAACGCTTGATGTAACAGTTTTGGCTGTTTTTTGAAGTTCTCGGAACTTGCGAATCGCTTCATCATTATCTATAACGACCGTAAGATTGATGCTCATGATAATTTAAAGATTGAATTATCGTTTACCTCCTGCCATTATAAGAAGAGTGTTTATGGCGTTTGGGTCATCCATATTTACGACATCGGGTGTGGACGATCCGTTTCCCGCATTGGGATGATTGTCTGAATCATTCTTGTAGTCTGTCTTGACTGCATCAGCAAACATTAATTGCACATTGGCCCACGATATTTCCCAAAGGATATATTCTATCGTCCAGTGGTAACGGTTTGCGATTGCGTCGAGTCGCCCCCAGATACTACGTCCCCCATAATGGCTATCCGCTCCGCTGTTGTCTTGGGGGAAATCATTACCCGCAGCGTTCTTGCCCAGCGAATAGCGTTCATAAAATCCGCATGGTAGGATTGGCATACTATGGCAGAGAGAATATTTGCAAGAGCTGTCGTTCCCATCGTGGGCGACCAGTATATGAGTTCCGTACGTTCTGTGAGTTGCTCGTCGAGTTCCTGCTTCGTCCGAAGCGTGGCGATGGCGATTATTTCGGCGACTTCACGTGATTTTTCCGCACATACAGTCCACATGCGCTTAACTGCGTCTTCAATATGTTCATCAGCAAAAACCAAATCGAGGCTTATCAACCGACTACTAATCATTGCGAGCCGCCCGAGTTGGAGCGGATAAAGATAAAGGGTTACAGTTTCTCCATCTTTTCCCTTGATTTCGAAAGATTCGTTTTTTTCCGTAAGGGTGTCGAGTGCTCGCAACTCGGCAGATTCTTGGGTGTTTTTTGTCATTGTCATGCAGAATTTGTTCCCGCTCCGGTCTCGCTCCGTGGTGCAAGTCGTCAACTTTCCAGCGGGATAAGAGTATCACATCCCTTTGCTTTTAGATTTAGAGAGATGATTCCGTGTATTCCGGTGTTGCAATAGGCCACCAAGCGATGCCACCCTGTTCTGGCGCTAGCACGTCGGCCGATACTGCGATTTGGAGAGGATCGCTTGTGTTGAGACTTCCGCTGAGGGAGGCCGTGTATTTCAGGCGCGCAAAGGCGATGGAGCCGCCTGATTCGGCGTCGAAAACAAATGCCTTTTCACCTTCGTACAGCTCTCCCTTCGCAGGTTCGGTAGTTCCGAAATAGAACCCCAGTGTATCGTCGTCGAAGTCGGCTACGTTCCACGTCACCTCTTTCGAGCCGGTAGTCGGGTCACGCATGGAGAAGAAGGGGTCGGCCTCGCCCTCTCGATGGAATTTGTTGCTGGTCGGATTGGAGAAGTTGAAGGTAACACCTCCTTGATAAGGTTGGGTGATCTTTTTGAGTGCTTTGAGCAATTCTTCAGCACCAGTACCTTTTACTCCTTTGGGTAATGGATTTCCTGCATGGCAGGATTTTAAACCTACTAACTGCATGTTTTAGTATTTTTTTAATTTGACTTTAATGTTTGAAAACGAGTAGGATATGCCCTCCTCACTGATGAGAGTTTCATCACTCACGTCGAAAAACCAACGTTCGTCGATAGGGTAGTGACCCAATGAATCGAAAGCGATACGACTAAGTTTATTCAGACGATTGCGATCGGGGTAGCGTTGTTCTTCTTTATTAATCGTCGGGGTTGTGTCCGGTACATAAATGTTTACATTTACCGTCGCCACTTGTGAATCTCCGATGACATTCGACAATGAGCCTACGACGATGAATTCCCCCGAAGGGTTATTCGGATAATGATCCGCATACATCGTCGGCACGGCTTGGCCCAACAGCGAATCACGAATGCGATCCCAGACGAGTTTGAATATTTCCGTAGTGGTAAGATTCATCGTTTCTTCGATTTTAAAAACCGAGCGAACTCCGCCTTAAGTTTTTCAGCAGTTGATTCCACCCAGTTGCCCGAGCCTTCAAGCACATCGAAACCTTTGGCTTCGACATACTTTGCGTACTCCATACCGGCAACCCATACGAGATAGGTTTTGTTCGCGGGAAGTTCACGAGCCACATTAAGAGCATAGGTGCGGGCTTTCGATTTAGCCTCTTCGTGGCTACTCCCGATGCTGAAATTCTCGGTTACGATACGACCATATTGCACAACGACATACCCTATGGAGTTACGAAGATTGCCGGTACGGTCTGTATAGCTGCCATGTTCGCGGGCGTATTTTACCACTCGTTCACCAAGCACCGTAAGCCACTCGACCGCTTTTCGGTCGTACTCTTCCTTTGCTTGCGCAAATTCAAGTTCCACCTCACGCCAGTTGGTACACTTTATAGCCATAATCTCGTATCTTCGTAACGTTGCCCACTTTTGTAGAAACCCTGAACCGGATACGACGCCGTGTCCTTGTCTTTCGGTTTAGCCTCGGTGCGTGGCGAGCGGTCAAAGATGTTGAATCCTCGATTATCGAATATGCGCACCTTCGTTCCGATGGGAATAGGCTGCGTATCCGCCGGCATAGTAACCTCGAAAGAGTAGAGGAAGGAATCCCCGTTTTGTCCTTTGATTTGTTGCGCCTGCCCGTTCTGACGGGCATTGCAGCGGCCGACGACGCGCCATTCATGCGCGCCTTCGACCCACGAACCATCGGGATTTTGCGTGGCGTCCTCCTCGTACCACATTTCGAGTGTATAGGGGAATCTTACCATTGGTCGGAAATATCGATGATTTTCGATCGTGTGTCGAATTCGTCGGCAATATCAGTCAACCCGTTATCCTTTGCGAGTTTGAATATTTGCTCTTTCAGCCCGTCGGTGTCGTACGACAGTGAGTAGCCCCCGTTGCTCTCGCTCAAGAGAACAATAAGATTTCGCAGAATGGCGATTGCGGCCTTTGCCACGCTAATTTTGTCGATTGCCGTATAGTCTGCTCGGGCGTCAATCCCCTTGTCGATGCAAGCCTTTTCTTTGAGGAAAGGATCCACATCGTAAGGATATAGGCTTGCCGATATTGCCTCGAAATTCGTCATAGAACTACGATTCTACGGTTAGCGAATAGATGCCGTTGATTTCGGTGATAACCGGAAGCGACAGCGACTGCGCTTTCGTGAACTCCACGCCGTTGGAGTTATCGGTTTCGCCCTTGCCCCACTGCGAAATGCGAATGCGTCCGTAGTTGGAGTAGGTAACGCCCGGCTCCTGCCGCAGTTCGTTGTCTGCATAGGCATTCTTGATGACACCCAGCTTGCCAGACGGCACGAAAACGAGGTTCTTGTCGTTCCACGGAGAGTATTCCGCGAGCTTACCGTTGTCCTGAATACGGGTCATGCGACGGATAACCTCGAAGGTCGGGTATCCGTTCGAACGCATAAACTCGTTCAGGTTCGCCAGCAACAGCGGAGTGGACGACTTGTCGTTACCGAATACCGCCAACTTCATTTTCTTGTTGCGGAGGATATACGACAGGCGTTTCTGCGAGAGCAGAATGCGATCGAACGTAACTTTGTCTTGCGCAGCGTCAAGGATGGCATGAATATCCTCCAGCGTATCGACCGTATCTTTGTTGCCATCCGTCCATAACGTTTTCGCGGTGGCAATGTTCTCGGATGGCATTTTGTAGTCGATCGTACCTCGTACACCGCCCTCGGGGTTGTTGGTTGCGTCAAACGTGAATACGCCTTTGTTCGACAACGCTCCGAGGAAGATGATGTCCAGTTTCGACTGCACAGAGTTCACGACCTTCGTAACATTGTTCCACATCAGATTGATGAGCTGTTGCGTTTTGGCCGAATCGGACAGCATCCGAGAATCGAGAATCTGCAACACCTTCCGATACTCTTCGATGGGCATCGAGTAAGACATCTGATGGGTCAATACCTTCTGCTTGATCGTTTCCAGCCCCTCAGTTCCCATGATAGGCTCCTTACCTTTGGAGTCGAGCGTTGCAGCGGCGACGCTCAAATTGTACGAGCCGATTAACTCTTCGAAATTCAACCCGACAGTAGGGGTGTCCCAGTCGAGGAATCGCTCGTAAATATTCTGGTCGAACAGCCGCTTACGCAGTTCCGAGGCGGCATCGATGCGAATCTGTACCTGTTTAGTCAGTTCGCCGAAAATGGATGAATAAAATACTTCGTTCATTGTTTACCTCCTCTTTTACTGTCGTACATATTTGATTTCGGGGTTGTTCTTCAAGCTGTAACCTTGAAGCCATGCTGTGGGGACAGGGTAAGCTACATCTTTGAGAATGATACCCGCATATCCGGCCGATACGGTCTGAAATCCGTTATTGGAGGAATAGACCATATCGGTCTCGACAACTGCGTCGGGCAGATTGTCGTCCGAAAGTACATCCACGCCTTCGGTCGCTCCCGTTACGGCCGCTGCGAACGTGATCTCGTCATAATCCGCATTCTTCGTGTCGATGCTTTTCACGGTCGAGTTTGATTCGCCGACCTTGACCGCATCTCCTACTTGGAGCATGGAGCCCTTTTGGACATGCGGAGCAGTGGTTGTGCCGCCCGACAGAACACGTGCGCTCTTACATACGGAGCATTCCATGTTGTCGAAGTCGAGTTTGATCGGCGTACCTTTGGGAATCTTTGTCCCTTCGGGATAGGTTTCTTTTAGCTTGAAGTCCCCCGGCAAGACGGCGAACTCGCCGCGCCAGAATACGGGGAACCCGCCTTTTACTTTTGTTTTTTCAAATACGATTGCCATGATTTTGAAATTTGATTATTCTTTGTCCGGAAGTGTTTCGGCCCACGCCCTTGCGAGCTCTTTCCCCTGTGTTTCGGGTGTGGACATCGGGAATCCCGAACCTTTCCCTTCCAGCCCTGCGGTAACCAGATTTTTCTGCACGCCTGCGAGGTAGTCGCCGATCGCTTTTTCGTCTGCGTCGTCAGCGATGACAAATCCCTCTTTCATGCGCCACTCCGGAATACCGAGTTCTTTGGCTTTTGCGGTGATGAGATTTGCGCGCTCGCTCTTGGCCTTTTCCGCTTTCAGAGTATCGCTTTCCGTCTTGATGGCGTTGTAACGCTCCTCCTGTTGCTGTTTGTAGGCTTTGAACCACGCAGGTTCTTCATCGCCGGGTGCGTTTTTTTTACCCTGCTCGCCCCCACCGGCAGCTGATGCCTCGACCTTCGCTTTAAGTACATCGTATTGTCCTTTCAGCGCGTTGTACTCGGTACGCGCTCGGTCTGCGTCGGACTGAAAAACTTTCAGGAGAGGTTCGACCCCGCCGACTGCGGTTTCGATCTGCGATTCATCGGTGACGGATTTTTCCAGAATGGAGGCTACTCCGTCGAGAACCTTTGCACCGAACCCCAAATTAGAGTACTTGGTTTTCAGCGCTGCGAGAATTTTCTCTTTCATGTTTTTTCGTTCTATATGTTTTGGGATAAATCATCATATCCACCTCAAAAAAGGTCTGTCGGACAATACCAACAGACCTTCCTAACCTAACAACAACTACATGTAAGTTATTCCGTTCTATGTCTGTTGTCCTATATCTTCATAGGCTCTGCGACAAAATTCACCCCATTCGGCACATTATGCAAGAGTTATCGAAGAAAATTTTGCAAAAATTTTTGCGGGGGGGGGATTTTTGTAACTTTACGGTGCTAACCAATTACTTATTACATTATGAAGAAGTTTTTACTTTTATTTTTGGCAATTACGATGATTATCCCATTAGCCTATGCCGAAACCTCAAGCACCAATCATTATCAAACGGCCCAACAAAGAGTTTACAAAATTGAAAGGGAATGTCTTGCAGCTACGACAGAAGCAAATTTCGAAACATTAAATCAGGTATGTAACCGTAAGGATGAAGCAGCATTGAAAAGAATGATTGCTGCCGGCCAAGTGTACATCCTTACTCCCTCAATGACAATTAGAATGGTCGATCATGGCTTTGCAAAATGTAAAGTATATGTTGTTGATTTAGGAATTGAGGTATGGGTATCAACGGATTTTATTGAATATAAATAGCTATGAATAATGATGAAATACGTTGCCCACGATGTAATTCTACGAATCTCCATGTGGACAAAAAGGGATTTAGCGGAGGTAAGGCTTTAGCGGGAGTTTTGACAGTTGGAGCACTTGGAGCACTTGCCGGAACTATAGGTAGCAATAATATTGAAGTTACTTGCTTGAAGTGTGGAAAAAAGTTCAACCCAATAAAAGAAGC